ATAGATATAAATATTATAGATATAAATATTATAAATAATAATGAATGATACTGAATACGAGTTGTTAAAAATAAGAGTTCGTGGAATAAAACCGAATGAAATAAGTAATACATATTTACAGTCAATGTGTGACTGGTTTATTACAGACATATTTATAGGTGATGAAACAAGTCAACGCAAGCTTGTTTTTATAAAGACTGAATACATAAAGTTTTTTTATAAACGTTATTATCCCAGAATTCAAAAATCAACTAAATTTATAATAATAACAGGTATGGGTGATAAAACTATTCCAAACCAGATTGATCGTAGATGGCGAAGTGATAACGATACAAAACACATAATTTTACAATTACTTGAGAATCAAAACTTATTAGGTTGGTTTGCTGAGAATTGTGATGAATTATTTCCAAAAATGTATGGGATACCTACTGGTGTATATGAAACGAACGAGTTAAAAACTTATTTTAACAATCAGTTTAATAATGTGTGTGTATTTGATAGAAATAATCTTAATGTGTTGTGTTGTCATAGAGAACGCGATTGGACACATGAAAGAAATATAGTATCACTTCTAGCTCAAACTGAGTGGAAACTCTTCACTGACTATTTTACTAATATCCCTACTAGTAAGTTTTGTCATACAATGTCAAGATATACGTTTACTTTATGTGTAAATGGTGGCGGGTTAGATCCGTCACCGAAAGCATTTGAATCAATAGTTGCTGATTCTATACCGATTATTAAATATTCTGATGGAATATATTCAGCATATAAAAACTTACCAGTTGTTTTTATAAAAGATTGGAATTCAGATGAAATAAACCAGAATAATCTACAATTGTGGTTAGATAAGTATAGCAAGTTTTATGAAAATATAGACCTACGTCGCGAAACATTATATAAATTAACATTTATCTACTGGAAAAACTACATTTTAAAATACTATGACGATACAACAAAGTTATAAATTGTTATAATGGCACATGTTCCCTCGGATCGACCGTTCATCTAACGGAAGTATTGGAAGAGTCAATACATCGTTCGGACTATATCTATTTATAATGTTCTGATAGCTAGTTTCAACATGATTATTTTCTGCTGGAAATTTAAATAATTCTTTAAAATAATCGCGATGACAACCAACAATTTCGCATTTATGATTTGATCTTTGTCTTATAAATTTGTATTTTTTACTAGTTAGTTGTTCAAGTAATATTTTTTCCAAATTGGGAACAAAGAATCGACCGGTTATTTTAACGATAAAATCGGCGGACTGTGCTAATTTTGAATGGGTATATGCATAATTTATTGAATAATTCTCATATTGTCCTTTGGCAGTAGTATTCTTTAAAAAAGATTGATCCGTATCATTGTCTAGGTTTGTAATATCAAATATTATTTTTTCAAAGTTATCATTATTATTTGGAAGTTCATTTAGTGGATAATTGGAATTTTCAACAACAACTATATTAATATTCTTACTGTTTAACCATTTATTGATTTTATTTAAATAAACGTTTAATCTATCAAATACGTTTGTTTGGTGATTAAAATCGACCTCGTGAGTATTTATAGTTGTAGTTAATATAAAACATATTTTTAGATTTTTAGATTTCCATGAATTAGTAAAATGCGTATCATATGTTGTTTTAGTATCTATTCTATGACCAACAAAATGTTCGTTTAAATTAGGAAACAAAGTATCTAGTTTTTTTAATGGACCCTTATATATTACACTATATTCCCATGTGGCTCTAACATTATGGTCTAAACAGTCGTTTATATTTAAATAAGGTTTCATATATTCACTTAGCCAATTTTGTTCGTCCAAATATATGTACTTATTCCGTTTCAACTGGTAATGATAATTATATATAGAGTTTAATAAACTTGGATTATAGCTAATTGTACTTGTACTTGTATGCTGCTTTTTAAAATAATATTTATGGCTTGGTCCATTTGGATGTACTAGAATGTCTCCATTTGGTTCTAATTTACAAAAGATTAACTTATTTTTACACCCACACCATATGGCTTGAATATATTTATAATCGTAAAAATTATTTAAATTATCATCCGAAATAGTCAAACTCTTACCGTGATTATTTATATGCCGAATTACAATACTGTTATTTTTAAAATCAACAATACATTTTCCATTAAATGGATCATACTGGTATGTATCATTCTCTCTTATTTTATTATCAATTAATCCAAGTGGAATATTATTTAAATTGATATTATTTTTAAATCCCATCATCCCAGCCATAATAGTGTGTCTATGTCCAGGAAAGACTTCGTGTATTAAATGAAGTCGTCTATCGCTTTTTAACCATTCATCAACCATTGCCTCTTCCTTGAAGCCAATTATCGAATCCAAGTCTCTTGATATAAAAAATTCAACATTTTTGTCATCTATAGGTAAAAATCTATAGTACATTGGTGAAATATTACTATCGATCAGAATAACCTCTATATCAAGATAATTTGTAATGATATTATTTAACAATTCTGAATTCACTGTTTTATCTACATAAATTCTTATAATCCACTCGGGATAGATATATTTGTGTAGTTCATAATTTATATAAACACCATAATTATATATCGTGATATCATTATATAAACAAAATGAAATAATTTTTTTATTGGGAATATCCTTGACATTAAATTTCTTAATTATTATATTTTTATTGTATATTTCAGAAATACACTTGTCAAATAAAAAATTTCCATATAATTGTCGTAATTCTTTTGTATGTAACGTAAATGATGAACGAGTATGTTCCTTACTTTCATTTGGTGTGTTTGTAGGAGATGAAATCATACTATAAGATTTTTCGCATATACATAATTCTATTATTGACAACATGAAATTGTCATGATCTATGCTTTCGTAATCTAGTCGTTTAATATATTTAAGATCGTTAAATATAGTTAGATTATTTATCTTTAAATAATCGGGTGGCGCCATTAAGAATAGTTTATCGATCAAGTCTAGTCGTTCAATTTCAAATAGGTAATTTTTTATTGATTGGTATACATCTTGTTCATTATAATTATTATAACAATACTCAAATGATTTATTTGCACATAAATCTAATATGCGCATATGAAATACGCAATAATTATTATTTGATAATCCAAGTTGTGCTAGTAGTTTATTAGTATATTGATTTATAGTTTTATTAAAAACCAAAGATTTTGTTATGTCATTATATCTTTCTTTAAACAACTCGTTGATATAACATTTTTTATTAATACAACCATTTTTATTACAACTGTTTAATTTAATACTATTAAATGTTCCGACTAATACTAACACGTCATCATTAATATTTTGTAATTCATTGAAATCTGTATCACACGTTATAAACGTCTTATTTATTTGTACTTTTTCGACATTAAATAAATTATATATAGACTGTGACAACTTAAAGTAGGACTCTGTTATATTAATCTCGTTTTTATTTCTATTGTAATATACACGTTTAATATCATGATGTCGTATTTGTTCAAAATTTATAAAATCACAGAAGTTAAATTTAGACTCGTCGAATATTTCATTAAAACTGTAATACTCTTTACATTTATCGCGAATAGTTCCATGAGGTATAAAATAAGGCAGTACAATAGTTCTATTAGTCATTTTAGCAATTATACATGCCTCTTTAAAGCCAAGTAATTGATTTCCAAATCCACATATACCAACATGAATTAGGTATTTTTTCATATAATATACTATAATATAATTACTATATTTATATCATTATATATTTTACAAATTACACATAGATAAGAAATACATTACTAATTAAAAAGAATTAAAAGGTAATGGTATAAATAATGTATTATATGTCATTACATATTCACGAGAACATAGTAAATAAGTTAAATAATTTTATAGAAAACAAGAAGATACCCAATTTGATCTTTCATGGAACGTCTGGATCCGGTAAGAAGACTCTCTTATTTAATTTTTTAAAAGACGTCTATAAAAACGAAACAAATTTTATGAAAAATTATGTAATGGTGGTTAATTGTGCTCACGGAAAAGGTATCAAATTCATTCGTGACGAATTGAAGTTTTTTGCTAGAACAAATATAAACTTACAAGAGGGGAGTATATTTAAGAGTATCATCTTACTAAATGCCGATAAGTTGACTATTGATGCGCAGTCAGCTTTAAGGAGATGTATTGAGTTGTTTAGCCATTCAACACGATTTTTTATCATTGTAGATGACAAGTATAAATTATTAAAACCGATCTTATCCCGATTCTGCGAAATTTTTATACCCGAACCGATAATAAATGGTAAAGAAGTGAATTTACATAGATATAATTTAGAGGCATGTTTTTCATCGACAAAATTTACCAAACAAAAGAAAACAAAATTTAAAAACGAGTTTGATAAAATAAAAGAGAACGAAGTTATAGAGATTAGTGAAACGCTGTATGAAAAAGGGTATAGTGCTTTAGATTTGGTTGAATATATTAAAGATATGAAAATCGAAGAAATAAAAAAATATGAATATTTAGTATTTATTCAAAAAATAAAGGGAGAATTTAGAGATGAACGATTATTGATGACATGTATATTAAATTTTGTGTTAAAGCGTTTAGATTACCCATTAGAAAATATTTCATTTATGTAAATGGATGACTATTCAGTATCAAGCTTACAAGAGTCTAGAAACGAGTGGTGTGCGCGTTTAATTAACATTCTCACTCCTTTAGTAATAGAGGGGTTTAAATCTATATTTGATGAGTCGTGGAAATTATGTGAGGAAAACGATGAACAAGAGAAATATCTAATGACGTACCAAAATTTTTTAGTGAGAATTCCCAAATGGAATCCAGCTATTGTTGAAACGGAGACAAATAGAATCGTGGAAAAAAGTAATTGTGGCTATTTAACTGATTTAATCAGTTGCGTTCATATTATTCAATTGAAGAGCTTAACATGTATGCGGGTTGGAAACAAACAAAAAAAGATTGATATTAAAATTCCAACGTTGAATGATTTTGTTCATAAAATATACATCAATTCGGCACGAAAAATCTATACGAATATATACTTGTTTGAGAAAAACATTAGTCCTCTTCAAATACAAAAGCACAATCGTGAACTGGAATTGATAATAAGAGAGCAGATATTAAATTCGATAAGAGAGAATATCCCAGTCGAGAATATATTAAAAGTGTATTTGGATGAAACGATTGAGGAAGATGTTCAAGTGGAAGAAAGCGAAGAGATTATATCAACTGACCCGATAGAGGAGGAAGATGAGAAAGAAACTGAAGCTGCCAACACAGGTGAAAATGATAAAAGTAATAAATCAAATGAACAAAACGATGACGACGATACTACATCTTCTACGAATAATAATACCGTAAAACAACCATTTAATATAGAACCCCTCGAAAGTTTGAATGAAAAACCGAGTGAGAAAATAAGATTTAATGATATAGATCGTTCCATTGGGGTAAATAATACGGTAGAAGAAATTACAGCACCCAAAACACTTGAGAGATTAGAACAAATTAGTCGCGATAGAAACGAGGCCAGAAAATTAGAAGAAGACGACGACGAGGATAGAATAAAAATCGGCGAGAAAATCAAGTTAACTGATATGGATATACATGATTTAGAAAAGCCAAAACAAATAAATAGAGTGCCATTGGGACTAGAAGAGATTGAAATATTAACATAAATACTTTTAGAAAAAGTATGTCAAAAATATATACTGTTAGAAAAAGTATGTAAAAAACATATACTGTTAGAAAAGTATGGTAAAATGTATGACATTGGAATAAATTATTCGTAAAAAGGTAAAAATCTTTATTCCAATGTATTGTAAATGACGGAAGTGTTTATATATGCTTTAGCCATATCAACCGTATTTTTCTTGTTTAAGTTCTTAGAAATGAAATTCGTACCAGACGATGAAAAGAAGCCATTGAAAGTAGTTATGAAAGAATCGTTATTAGTATATTTTGCTTCCGTATTAGGTATATATTTGTATTCACAGTTTGATAGTAAAGATGTGAAACCTGGTGGAAAGACCACGATGGCATTTGTAGATAACCCGTCATTTTAATTTAACTTTGTTTTTATACGAACATATTTACGTTTATTTTTTATTATTTAACACAATAATAAAAAATGTCATTGCTCAACCAATATAATCATCGATCAATTTACTGTAAGTTAGGAATATTATCCAAATTCATGACTTTAACACTCTTATTGAGTTTTTTCTTACTAGTAATGTAACTTCTAAAAATATCATTCTCAAGTTGCTTAGCTGGAATTGCCCCATGAACGGTTCTAGCAATCATCTTATATAGTTTAAATTCTGGATATCTCTCTTCGCCACTAGTTTTATATAAAATATTTCTGCCCTTGTCGTCGATGAGCCATGTATTAATTAAGCTAGCTAGTTTATTTTTCTTAATAATAGATTCAGCTTCAAACACATCTTCTACAAAATGGTCATATAAACAGCATGCTAATCTACATAAATCAAAACTAGGATTTGGTTCTAATCTAGGTTTGTTGTCATCTAAATAGGGTTCACAGTTATATTGTGACGCAGCATCACCTTTGGGATGGAAACTATCACTACACATCAGTTGGCCGTTAAATTTGTAAATGGCTCGTCCAAAATCAATGATCTTGTAGATTTTACCGTAAGTGGGTACTTTATAAGTAATATTATTAAATGTATAGTATAAAAAGACTTTGTCAGTTGGTATATACATCACATTATTGGTATGTAAATCATTATGAGTAAATGAGAATGTTTTCTGAAATACTGCCAAACTAATACTTATCTGAAACAAACAAGAAATCCATTCATGGTCTTCTAACAAATCCTTATCCATTAAGTAATCGAGTGTGTTTTCACATTTTTCCAAAGCAATTAATTGGACTGGAAAATTAAAAATAGAACAATATACGTCTTCGTCGTCATCATCGTAATCGTCGTCTTCATCATCATCTTCATCATCATCTTCATCATCATCTTCATTATCATCATCATCCGTAATATCTTCGTCATCTAGGTTTGATTTTGTATGATTATTATTTTCATTATTGTCACTATCTATGGAGGTATTCGATGATTTAGAACTATATGTCGATGTAGATGACACAGACGACGATGATTTCTTTAAACAATGATTGTAAATACAAACATCACTTAAATCTACTATTTTTATAGGGACAGACGCATTATAATGTTCTTCTTCGGGTGATTGTTGGTGAGAATTATTGGCAAATACGGAGAAATCTTCAATTGACAATGTATCCAATTCGATTTGCTCTAATTTACCACTGACCACTAGTTTTTTCTTGTTCGTACGAGAATCGATATTGAATAATTTCGCATGGTCATCATTTTCAATAGTATAATAACTATTCTTGTTTTCATGAAAAAAATCACATTCATTCAAATAGTCAACGTCGTCGCCAATATTATATATAAATTTGCGTTGGTCGCATATAAATGCGCCATAATAATCAATACTGTTTAAAAAGCCATAATTATGCAATAATTGACTTGACAAATAGGTGAAAAACGAGTCAACGTACGCACTATTATTTTTGTCTGTTAATTTAGGAAAAGCATTACTAGTATTAAATTGTGGCAAGGTGATAGATTGGTTTCCAGATAAATCATATTTACCAGTTAAATACTTGAGTGGGTCTAACAATGGCGAGAATTTACAAAATACATCACGTTTTAAAATATTATTTGAATTGTCAGAAACGTTAGCTTTCAATGTATTTTTATCAATTTCTTCGGCAATAGAATGAAGATAATATTTTTGATTCAAGTTGATGCTATTAAAGTTGTTCGAATTCAATGAAAAGAATTTTTCATATAATGGGACATAATTTTGTAGATTGTCTAAACCTAACGTTGAATTTTCTAAACGGCGAAACAAATCTTCGTTTTTGTTTTTACGGTAATACAAAGAAAAGTTCATTCTTTATTATTCTAAAAGTAAATATTATAATCCATTTAAACTTATTTTTCGTAAATCAGTTATATTTTTTTTCTTTTTAGAAGATAAACATGTCGTTGGATATGAAGAAGTTCGATATGAAACATATTAGTTTCCGTCCAGACGAAAATAAGGGTCCGGTCGTAGTTTTAATTGGAAGAAGAGACACTGGAAAAAGTTTTTTAGTAAGAGATTTATTATATTATCATCAGGATATTCCAATTGGCACCGTGATTTCTGGTACAGAAGCTGGAAATGGTTTTTTTAGTGAGCATGTACCTAAGTTATTTATTCATGATGAATATAACAGTGCTATTATCGAAAATATATTAAAACGTCAAAAAACAGTACTAAAACAAATAAAAAAGGAGATGGAGGCTTATAAACGTACAAATATTGACCCACGAGCATTTGTAATATTAGATGATTGTTTGTATGACAACAAGTGGACAAAGGATAAGTTAATGAGATTATTGTTTATGAACGGTCGTCATTGGAAAATCATGTTAATTATCACAATGCAATATCCATTGGGTATACCACCTAATTTGAGAACAAATATTGATTATGTATTTATTTTGAGGGAACCATATATTGCAAATAGAAAACGAATATGGGAAAATTATGCTGGTATGTTTCCAACATTCGAGTCGTTTTGTCAAGTAATGGACCAATGTACTGAAAATTTCGAATGTCTTGTTATCAACAATAATGCCAAATCGAATAAATTACAAGACCAGATTTTTTGGTACAAGGCACAAAATCATACCAATTTTAGACTAGGATCGAAAGAATTCTGGGAACTATCAAAAGATATTAATAGTGATGACGAAGACGAGATATATGATCCAAATAGTGCTCAAAAACGCGGGGCAGGGCCTAAAATACAGGTTAAAAAGAATAAATGGTAATATACTGGCCGATTTATTGCTCGTCATTATTATGAATTAATCGTTTCAAAGTAAAATTAAATTTTTTTTGTATTCTTATATATAATGAGTAAAAATACAAAAAATAGCCAACCAACAACAAATAATATAGATGATATTCCTAATTCGAATATTAATTTAGAGGTTGCAGATAAAATAATAACTAAAGCTCACGATGAAGTTATGGATAAGGTAATTAAGACAGTAGTAGACAACGTCAAGAAGAAACCTATAGAGAATAAAGCTCTAGTTACATCATTATTAAAACCCCAAAAGGATCAGAATAATGACAACAATAATGAGACAATAGACTATAAACAAACGAAAGAGTTTATCATATTTCAGCATGAAATAAAAGCATTAATTAACAATAATATGTATATTTTAAAGGAATGTAAATCAAATAAACGGTTATTAGATATCAAATACAGCGAATTGAACACATATATCAATTACATTCAAATATCGGTAATAGTACTGTCAACTGTATCTGGTTTTTTACAATCTACCAAAAATTATTTTGATACAACTGAATCAATCGTATCTGTATCTGGTATCACAATATCTACCTATATTAGTCTTATATTATCTGTATCAAAATACTATAAATTCGATGAACAGAAAGAGCGTATCCATAATTTAAGAGAGAAATATGCCAATTTACATAATAAAATCGAATATAGAATGGATATATTAGGGCCTCATACGAAAGAAGAATTATGGCAACATCAAGATGTAACAGAAAAATTGAGTGAATGGTCTAAAATAAAAGCAGCCATGGACGAAGAGTATTTAACATTAATCGACACAAAACAATCTTTAACTACTGAGTTTGAATCGATTATGGATTCTAAATCGAGAAATGATAATTATATCAAAGACCGGCAATTAGTGTTACATAATAGAAAACAACTATTTAAAGCATTAGAAAAACATAAGGCATTGGAGGATGAAATAAAGAAAAAAGATATTTCAACTGATTTTACAAGTGCTATTCAACTACCAGATGATGATTTGAATAATTGGGACGACCCAATCTAACGTTCATAACCACAGTTTTTACAAATAAAATAAGTTCCCCCATACAAGGTGGCTTCTGCTTCTAATTCGAAATCATGTATTCCGTGCTTTTTGACACAGTCTTGTGTAATAGATGTGTTTATATCATTTATTTGGTTTTTACACGTAGCAATTTCTATTTCATATTCTCGTATTTTCTCATACAAGTTACGCTTTTGTTTTTCTTGTTCATCTGTTCCTCTTACCATTATAAACAATATAGTCAAATTATGATTATATTGTTTTATTATTGTATTTGTTCGTTTTATGATATCAACTTATACAATTTCAACCGAACTCAAAGGTGGATTTGAGGTGGTAATTTGTCGACGATTTATAATATTCTTTATACTAGTGACAATAGTTTCTATTACAATTATAGCTACAACTGTGCCGATTATACATACTACAAGTAAGAGAGGGAATGGCATTTTATTTTATTAATAAATT